CCAAGACACCGGATGTCGCAGCAACTTCCCAGTCACTAATTGAAATACCGACAACTGCAACTAGAACACAAAGATAAGATATGCCATACTTAAATACGAATACAAGAACTTCGAAGACCACAGGCAACGAAAATTTTCAACCACTTGGTAGATCAGCAGTTCTTCACGGACTATACCTTGGATTCGTTAAGAATGCAAATGATGTACAACGGAATGGTAGATTAGAAGTATGGATACCCGAATTCGGGTCTGCGCCCGATGAAGAGCAGGGGTGGATAACTGTTAACTATTGTTCTCCTTTTGCCGGCGCCACTAACATTGAGTCTGCAAGCAAAACAGATAAAGAATCTTTTGAAGGGACACAGACTTCTTACGGTATGTGGATGGTCCCACCTGATATCAATAATGAAGTCCTTGTAATGTTCATCGGTGGTAACGTAAATTCTGGAGTATGGATAGGTTGCCTTTATAACCAGTATATGAATAACATGGTACCGACTTCGCCTGCGACTGCAAAGAACTGGCAATATCCGGGCAAGGCAATTCCAGCAGCTGAGTATAACAAATGGGATAGTAGCGTGACTAACCCAGATGCTGCATTGAAACCATACAATAAGACAAAGTTTTCTGGTATCGGCAACCAGGGACTACTTCGCGACGGACACAGAGGAATTACAACATCGACGGCAAGAAGAGAGGCACCTAGTCAAATTTTCGGTATTGTAACACCAGGCCCGAAGGTAGACGTGAATGCTAAAGAAGAAAACGTAAGACGCAAAGGTGGATCATCTTTTGTAATGGATGACGGTGCAGGATCTGAGTATATTCAGCTCGCTACAAAAACTGGAGCACAAATCAAGATTGACGAAACAAACGGATTTATCTACATGATAAACCGCGACGGAACATCTTGGGTGCAAATGGACAAAGATGGTAATATCGATATCTTTGGCGCAAAAGATCTCGCTATTCGCGCACAAAGGGATATTAATTTCCGCGCAGACAGAAATATCAATATCGAAGCAGGGCAAAACTTATTCCTAAAAGCAGCCAAAGATACAAAGAAGACAACTACAAAATTCACAAATAATGTGAATAATACGCCTGTAACTACAGATATTAATTTATGGAAATATGTAGGGGAAGGCGAAGGCGAAGGCGGAAACCTTGTAATGCAGGCTAATGGAAATTGGCATAGTACCACAACCGGCAGTGCTTTCCTTAGTGTCACTAACAATAATTTGAATATCGGTGTAGGAAATGCAGTGCTTATGTCCACTGTCAACGGCGGCATCGATGTAAATTCGAATATGGGTATTAAGATTACTTCTGGTGGCGCAGTTGATTTGTTGGCAGCAGGCTTGCTAAGAGGAAGTGCAACAAAGGGCATTTCTTTTGCAACTGAAGGCCCGATTAGCCTTTGTGCAAAAGATCAGTTCAGTGCCAACGGCGACATGGGCATAGCATTATCAAGTACCAAACAGATTGCTGTAATAGGCGAAGCCTTATTTGCCGAATCTGTTTGGATGGGCGGCGAACTGTCGGTAAATGATCGAATAATTGCTTCACAAGACATTAAAGCATTCCAGATTATTACCGATCCTACAATGATTGAACCGAAGAGCCCTCAAAGGCCACTAACTGCCTCTACCGCTAAATTAGCAGAAGTGAAGCCGCTCAATGATAAGATAAACATACTGGCAGGCTGGGCAGATACCAGTAAGTTTGTAAGAAATTCAGAAGCATTTTCTACAACAGTATCTCGTCTTCCGACATATGAGCCTTGCCCGGAACATAGCAATTTTAGAATGGAATACATATCCGGATATGTTGTTCCTTCTACCAGCTCAAGTACAACTTATACAGGCTCGGGCGCAGCAGGTAATACGTCAACCGGTCAACCACACGACTCCAGTGATCCCGGGTCCGATAATAATAGTATTACCGGCGATTCGGCACTCGATAGTTCGCTGACAAAAGATTTTAATATGAATGCTTTCCGTTGTCAGTTAATTAACCACGAGGGTAGAAAGGCAGTGTCTTATTACGACTCCGTCGGTAAAGCAACCGGTGGTATCGGTCACTTGTTAAGACAGCCTACTGAAACATCGAGGTACCCGGTTGGCGCGCCAATTAGCGACGAACAAATAGAAAACTGGTATCAACAAGATAGTTCAGATTCGATAAGAGCTGCAATAGAATTGCTTGGCAACGATTGTTGGAACGGATTATCGGATGTAAGAAAGCGTGCCTGCGCCGATCTTGCATACAATCTAGGTAAGGCTGGACTTGGTAAATTTAAGAATTTCCTAGCAGCAATAAAGGCGAATAATTGGCAAGTTGCCGGACAGGAATTACGTTCTTCAGTCTGGTACGGCCAAGTCGCAAGAAGAGGACCCGATATCGTGACAATGATTGTGCAGAACGTCGACCCATTGGGTTGTGACAAGAAATTCCCACCTAGTGCGTAAAGGATTGTATGACAACATTTATCAATTATAGTAGCTCCGACGAAACCGAGCAATCAATTTCCATCCCTGCCCACGGGCCCGGTGATCTGATTATCATATTTAGAAAACCAGTAGACGGTGCACAGGTAACACCTATACGCGGTTGGAATAATAATGCGTATGCTGGAATTGCAGGAGAACCTTATCAGGTGTCCTGGGTATATGACACTATCGGTAATATCTCTACTGTAGGCGTCAACGGAGTAGCTGTTTCGTTTGTATACTCAGGTTGTTCCATGGGTAATGTTGGTATCAATACTGCAAATAATCCTGGCACCATATATTCTATGGTTGGTCCTGTTATCAATCTATTACAACCGCCTTCGGTTGTATTGTTTATTGCTTCTACATCTCAGGGAGAAATCGGCGATATTTCGGGATCTCTAACAAGCAGGTATCATCAGGGAGGCAATGCGACAGGAGATATATTTGCTAAAGATACAGGCAACACTGTATGGGCATGCCCAACATCTTCAATAACATATCAGTCAACATCCGGTGCGATGGGTGCAGAGCACGGATTTAATATCGCAATAGAATTAATTGACGGAGTTGGTGTTGCTTCACCGCCGTCAGCTACTTCTACGGCAGCAGACTGTACCGGAAAGATAAAGATTGTCGGTGGAGTAACACTGTCCGATAATACATTAGAAAATGCAAAAGACCTCATTGACGACGTTGGTTCAGATACGTCAGATCCTACTGCCGACGAATACGAAAGCTACATTGCTAACGGAAATAATACGTCTGGTGTTAAAGGCATTCAGTCACCTTTGCCAACTCAAACTACTTTACCTACGCCTATACCTGTTCCGTCTTCTGAAAGCAATACTACACCTCCGCCTACAATTTCGGCAGCAGGTGTTACTTGTACAATTTGGGATGGTATAAATTACGATGTATCAATGAGTCCAAATTTTATACTTCGCAATTTTACTATCGGGTATGCAGATAAGTCCAAGAATACAGTTAGAGGGTGCTTTTTCCCGCATGAATTAGTCGATGTAGCAGGGTATTCTAAACAAACTAGATTCTGCAATCTCCAAGCATTGTCATTAAGAGTCCTTGAGCCACTGTGGGCAAAGTTTGGTCAGTTCAGAATAAATTCTGGAATTAGAAATGAGAACTCTGTCAAGAATGGAGTAAGTCAACACGTAACTGGAGAAGCAGTCGATGTGCAGTTTCCGGGTTGGACATATGATATGTATTGGCAGAATGCACAATGGGTAAAGGATAATTTGCCGTATGATCAGTTTATCTTTGAACATAGTGATAAGACAGGATCGGTATGGTATCACCTAAGCTTTAGGCAATCTGGAAATAGACCCTCTACTGATTCTCGAAAAGTGATGACAATGTATCGTGGACATTACGATAGCGGACTTAAGAAATACAATTAAAAAGCCATATAATTCTCTTGATAAATAAAGAAAACGAGAATTATATGGCACTACTAAATCCAATCTTAAAATCAAGAATAAACTCGGCGAAACCATACTTCGTCGGATTCAGCACAGTCGACCGCAGCGGCCCACCATATACGTTGACAAATATAGAACTTGTCAAGAGAGACATTCAGAATCAGTTTGCCACAACACTCGGAGAACGAGTTATGCTTCCTAATTTTGGAACAAGAATACCAGAGCTTCTGTTTGATCCGTTTGACGATTATACAAAGGGTGCAATTATCGAAGATGCGGTAAGGGTAGTAGAATCAGAACCTCGCGTTGAGTTGGTAAACATCAACACCTATAAATCCGGCCAGACGCTTGTTGTTTTAATTACACTTCTTTTCAAACCTGAGTCTGTTACAGAAGATTTATACGTTACATTCACGGCTGCCGATCAAGCGGCATTCTAACACAATAAGGGAAACCCATGTCAGAGAGTATACGCCAATCTAATCTTTTTGCTGCCGAAGATTATAAAAAAATCTTCAAGGCATATTCCTTTATTGATTACACTGCCTATGACTTCGATACATTGAAGCAGGCATTAATTGATTATATCAAAGTTTACTATCCAGAAGATTTCAACGACTATATTGAGAGTTCTGAATTTATTGCTATCATTGAGTTGATTGCATACCTTGGTACAAGTTTAGCTTTCAGGACCGATCTTAACAGTAGAGAAAATTTTATCGATACTGCTGAACGTCGCGAAAGTATTATCCGACTTGCGCAGATGGTTAACTATGTTCCTCGCAGAAATATACCAGCGAGTGGTTTATTCAAAATTGCTTCTGTGCAAACAGATCAGCCATTAACCGATGCTAACGGAATAAACATCAACGATACCGCCGTATTCTGGAACGACCCGAACAATCCGGATTGGTTTGATCAGTTTGTTCAGATCTGCAATGCTGCTTTCAGTTCTCCTAACCCGTTCGGTCGCCCTTCTAAGAGCGGCGTAATCGGTTCTATTCCCACCGACTTGTATCAATTAGAAAGTGTATTGCAACTTGCGGTAACATATTCGACTAACGTTACAGTGAACGGTCAACAATATCCTGTTGATATTTGCAATCCGGATTTTGTTACAAATCAGACAATATTTGAAAGAGACCCTGATCCCGCAAACCCTTTTAACTTTATCTATAGAAACGACAGTCTAGGAGTATCCTCAGCCAACACAGGATTCTTTTTGTATTTCAAGCAAGGTACTCTTACAAACGTCGATACAAATTTCAGCTTCCCTGTGCCTAACAGAGTTTATCCGATTGACATACAAAATATCAATCAGGATGATGTGTATGTTCAGGAGACAGACCAGAACGGGAATGTCATTAACAAGTGGAAAAAGGTACCTGCATTAGCTGGCGAAAATATTATATACAACAGTATTCAGTTGTCGGAAAGAAATATTTTCGATGTTATTTCTGGTGCTAATGATACAGTATCAATTAGATTTGCTGACGGTAATTTTGGTAATGTGCCTACTGGGTTGTTCAGATTCTGGGTCAGAACCAGTGCCAACGATAACCTTGTAATTAGGCCAGAAGCGGCGCAGGGATTACAAATCAACATACCTTACATCGGTGTTGATAATCAGCAGTACACGCTCAGAATTACCTTTAATCTTGAGCAAACCGTGAGCAATGCAGCACCGTCTGAAACTAACGATCAGATTAGA